GCATGGCGAGCAAGAAATCTCCGTCCATCTTCGGGACGCTGCAAAAGACCACCGAGGCCGCCAGCGCCGTCAACGGCGAGTTTGTCCGCCAGCTGCGCGTTTCCGACCTCGAGGACAACCCCATGAACCGCTTCTCCATGGCGGAGGACGAGCAGTTCCTCTCCACCGTCGAGAGCGTGAAAAAGGACGGCTTCCTTGAGGACATCATCGTCACCCCCGCCGCGACCGAGGGCAAATACCGCATCGTCAGCGGACACCGCCGCGTCGCCGCCGCGCGAAAGCTCGGCAAGACGACCGTGCCGTGCAAGGTGCGCCATTATGAGGACTCCCTCGCCGAGCTGCGCGCGCTCATGGGCGCGAACCTGCACCGGCGCAATCTCTCGCCGTTTGACATGGCCCGCCAGCTCGAAACGCTGCGCGAGGTGCTCAGAAGCGAGAATAAACTCCCCGCGAACATCAAGGAGCAGTCCGTCCTCATGGCCGAGCAGACCGACCTCTCCCGCGCGACGGTCGAGCGCTATCTGGACCTCCTGAACCTCGACGAAACGCTCACCGCCTGGGCGGAGAGCGGCAAAATGACCATGACCGACGCCTACGAGCTGGCCCGCAGGAGCAACGCCCACCTCTACCCCGCCGTCGAGGAATTCGTCGCCAAGGCGGGCGAAACGGACGACTTCCCCGTCCTCGTCCATCGCGCCATCGCCTACGCCAAGGCCGCCGAGCTGCCCCCCGCGCCGCCCAAGGCCGCGCCGAACGCGCTTCGCAGCGTCGATTCCTTCGGCCGCGCCATCCGCCGCTCCACCGCGCAGCTTCGCACCCTGAAGCTCGACGACGCGGACAAGGCGACCGCCAAGCGCAAGCTCGATACCTGCCTTGCCAATCTCGATGAGCTGCGCCGCACGGTCGAAGCCCTCAAAAACAGCCTCGACTGACCCCATTCGCACAAAAAAAGCTGCAAGCACCGCTTGCAGCTTTTTTCTTTGCTCATCCCTCCGCGATCTCGCCCCACGCGAGCTCCAGCGCGCCCCCGTGCAGAGCCTCTGCGCGGTCGAGCGTCAGCGCCGCGCAGGGTACCGCCGTCACGGTCAGGTGCGCGCCCTTCTGCCGCGCGATGGCCTCGCGGAGAGCCGCCATGCCCTCCGGCGCGGGCAGCCGCCCGTCCTGAATTGCCGCCAGCTCGACCGCGTAAGCGGAAAAATCCTCCGTCACCTCACCGCGGTCCGTGCCGCCGACCGCGACCGCCAGCGCCGAGAGCCGCTCGCGGGTGAGCGTCCGCCTGACCGACAAGCAGCCGCGCATTGACCCGCTCCCCCGCTTCGCGCAGCAGCGCCTCGCCCGCCTCGCTTGCCTTCAGCACCGCGCCGACCGGCTGAATTTTCGTCACGCTCTCCGGCAGTCTCATGCCGTCACCTCCGTGAGCGTCACCGTGCCGGGTACGCCGATCTCGCGCTCGCCGAGCGCAAAGCTGGTCCCCGCGCCGCCGAGCGTGAAGGCCGTCACATCGGCGACCCCCTCCTGATCGAGCAGAATGGCGCTCACACGCGCGTAGCTGACAAGGCGGGTCCGTTAATGCCCCCTCGCGGCAAAACGCCGTGAAGGCCCCTTTAAACGCGTTTACGGCCCCTTCGAGGCTCGCGCCCTCGCTCAGAACGACGCTCGCGGCAATGTTCAGCGGCTTTTCGACCGCCGCGAACACTTTCGCGTCCGCGCCGATGGGGCGCTTTTCGTCCACGACGCTCTGCGCCGCCGCGACCGCCGCCGCGCTCGCGGCTCTGCCGTCCTGCCCGACCGCGACAATGTCCACCGTCCCCGCGCCGCGCACGAGGGGCAGCACGCGCACGCGCAGAAGGCCCTCCACCGTGCCGCACCACGCGGCGTAATCGTCGGCGTTGCCGCTCGCGCCCTGCCGCTTGAGGCTTTCGAGCGCGCGGGAGCGCAGCGTTTCGTCGTCCTCGCCTGCGCGGCGCTCCACGCCGCGGTCGGCGCAGACCCTTGTGAGCCACTCCCCCGCCGCGCTCGCGACGAACGCGCGCTCCTCCAGGCCGTCGATCTCCGTACTCCACAGCTCCGCGCAGCCGTCCGCGCAGGCGCGCAGGAGGTCGCCCGCGAAGCTGCCCTCGACCGTGCTGCCCGCGCCCGTGTAGGCTTTTTCCATCGCGGCAAAAATTTCGTCCTTCGTCATGCCGTTTCCGCCTCCGTTTCAAAGGAATTGTACACCGTTTTCACGGTAAAGCGCACCGTCGCGCCGTCCGCGCGGTGCTCGAACGAGAAGCCCTCCACGCCCGTAATGTACGGGCAGACGAGCAGCGTCTCGGTGATGGTCCTCTTGAGCAGGCTCTCGCGGATGCCCGCGTCGCCGCTCCTGCCGAGCAGCGCGGCAAGCTCGTTGCCGTAGTCACCGCTGTGCGCGCTGTACCTCCAGCGCGCGCACCTTGCGTCGAGCGCAAGGCGCACCCAGAGCTTCACGGCTTCGTCGCCCTCAAGCGTGTACGGCTCGCCGCCGCGCAGCGCAAGCGCGCCGCTCTCCCAGTCCACCGCCCACTCCCGGAAAAGCGGGAGCGGGCTTTCGTTTGTCTCGGGGGCCGTCCCCCAATCGGGAAAAATCATCTTCTCTCCTCCCCTACTCCACAAAAAACAGCAGCAAAAAGCCCTCCTCGCACGGCAGGAGCGCAAGCGTCCGCCCCACATCCTCCGCGCGCAGGCTCATGCCCGCCGGACGGAACAGCCCCTCGCTTACCTCGCACCCGCCGACGCGGACCGTCAGGGGCGAGACGCCCGCGAGCGTCCCGAACAGCGCGCCGCCCCCGTCAAGGCTCTTTTCGGGCCGGAGCAGCGCCCACAGCTCGCTGTATACATTCATGCCTCTCCCTCCCAGGTCAGCTCGGTCGTGAACAGCCCGCGCTCCCAGCGGTGCTTTACCGCCGTGAGCGGATACGCGCCGTCCAGTCCGAACTCCTTCCGGTGCAGCTCGACCATTGCGCCGCAGCGGTACCTGAGGTCGCCGCGCACCGTCAGCTCCCCGCGCAGGATACGCCCGCGCAGGCCGCCCTGCGCCTGCGCCGCAGCGTCCCCGCTTTTGCCGAGTACCCGCTGGCGCAGTCCGAAGCGGGCGAGGTCGGTCGTGTTCTGCGCCGTGGCGGCGTCCGCCCCCCTGCGGTCGATGACCGCGCAGCGGTTGATCATCTGCCTTGCGTCCGCCGTCCCGCGGCTCGCGAGCACCGTCTCCTCGGCGATGACAAAGCGCTCCTGTCCCGCCTTCGTGACCGTCAGCGCACCGTTTTGAATGGAAATTTCGCGGTCCTCTCCGACCGCCTGTCGAAGAATGTCGAATGCGCGCACACCAGCGCCCGCCACCAGCCGCTTCCAGCCCGCAGGGACCTCCAGCGTCCCCACGGGAAGGCTCAGGCGCATCGCCACCGCGCGGCAAATCCCCTCCGGCGACCCGGCGAATACGCCGGACAGCTCGTTCGCCGTCAGGTACAGTCCGCGGTCGCACGCGATGAGCGTCACCGTTTCGACATTTCTCGACACCGCCTGCACCGCGCCGAGAAAGACCTCCTCCCCCGCGTCGCCGAGCAGCCGCACCGCGTCGCCGAGGGCAAGGCTCTCCTTCGGAAAATAGCGGTCGGCCGCCGCCGTGAGCAGCACCGCCGTGAGCGTCGCCGCCGCGTCGCCGCGGCTCTTTTCCAGCGTCACGCTCTGCGCCGCCGCGTTGAGCAATATCCCGTTTGCATACAGCTTCACAGCACCAGCACCTTTCCGACCGGTAATTTTCGCGGCTCGGTCACGCCGTTCTTCTTCGCGATCTCGCGCCAGCGCGTCCCGTCGCCGTACAGCTCGCAGGCGATGCCCCAGAGCGTGTCCCCGCGCTTGACCGTCCGCGTTTTCGGCAGCACGCGCTCGTCCGCGCGCCGTTTTCCCCGCGCTCTGCACCGCGCCGTCTGCGTCCTTTGCCAGCTCGGACGCAAATTTATACTCGCGCAGCGTCAGCGTCAGCGTGATGTCGCCGTCGCCCTCGCGCAGCGTCTCGGTCACATCCTCGATGAGGAACGCGTCGTTGATGTCGCTGCCGGAAACGATCAGGCGCACAGGGTCGCCGCTGTCCTGCCAGGCCTTCAAAAGCGAGAGCACCTCCGCGCCGTCCGTGCCGCCGTAAAACGGCGAGCGCTCCTCCGGCAGGAATGTCGTGAACGACACCTCGCGCAGCCCGCGCCCGCCCCAGAGATTGACCGTTCCGCCCATCGCCAGCCGCTCCACGCGGTTGCAGTTGGGGCGCGAAACGCGCAGCCGTTCGGGGTTGACTGTAAAGGTAAACTGCTGTTCACCGTTGTTGTGCCAAATCAAAATTGTCCGACTCTTTGCCATATTCCCCCCTATCGCACCCACGCCGCGCGGCGCAGGCCGTCGAGCAGCTCCCGCGCGACCCTCTCGGCAAGTTCCGATGTGGTTTCGTGCAGCGTTTCCGTGACTTCCGACTTACTTTCGTGCAGCGGATCCCCGCCTGCCGCGTCGTTTTCCGACTCGGTTTCGTGCAGCGCTTCCGCATATTCCGACTTGCTTTCGTGCAGCGCTTTCCCGCTTCCCGCACCGTTTTCCGACTCACTTTCGTGCAGATTCGCTCCGCCCCGCCCGTCGATTTCCGACTTGCTTTCGTGCAGGCCGAGCGCATATCCGTCCTCCGGCGCGGCGCGTTCCGATAAAAACTCCCGCTCCGTTTTCTGTAAACTGCCGTCCATTTTGTCCGAAACCCCAACATTTTGTGGTGCATCGGGCGATTTTTCGGGCAGGACTTGTGTTTTGCCGTCAGGTGGGAGCGGTTCGCCATATTCTGCCAAAAACTCACATGAGGCTTGTCCGCCCGCTTTTTCTCCATGCACGGAACGATGTCGGATTTCCGCGTTTTTTCCCGCTTTTTCCCGCACGGTGTCAGGTCGGAACGATGTGCGCGCCGATTTTTTCTGCACGGCATCGCGTCGGACTTCCGCATTTACCTGCACGACGGCAGGTCGGATTTCCGCCTTCTTGTCCGTCTCATGTGAGTCCTGTCCGCCCGCGCCTTCGTCCGTCCCGTCCGACGTGTAGTCGAACCGCTGACCTCTTGACCGCCCGTTGTCCGCCGTGTGTCCGTCCGATGTCACGGCAGGGAACGCCGCCTTTTTGTCCGTGTCCGCGCCGTGCGCCGCGGCTTCACCGGCTGTCCCGTCCGATGCCTCGGAGGAAGCGCCCGTGTCCGCGGCTTCGCCCGCGCCCGCGCTGTCTCCATCTGTGTCCTCCGCAGGCAAGACCTCCGCCACTTTGCCGTTCGTCTCTGTCTCCGTCCAGCCGGACAGCGCGCGCACCGCCTCGGCGGCCTTCGCCGCCTCCGCGTCGGACACGAGCGCCATCACCTGATCGGGGCGGTAGACCTTGCCTGCGCGCAGCAGCGCCGCACCGGCGCCTTGCAGCTCACGGCAGGCGGCATAGAACACCGCGCGGTCGCCGTCCGCGCCGCGCATGAGCCGTTCCAGCTCGCGAACGGGGAGCGCCTCGACCGTCACCGTCCCCAGCGTACCGGCCTCGACCGTCCCGCGTGCGCGGGCGTTGTCCGCCCGCGCCGCGAGAATCTCCCCAAGCGCCATCATTCGCCGACGCCGATGGCGTCAAGGCTCTTGAGTTCGCTCGGACGGAAGGTGAACGGCAGGCTCTGGCCGTTGACCTCGCCGATCTTGTAGTTGATGAACGGCAGCTCCGTGAACGCCACGCCCGCAATGGCGTAGCGCTCCTCCTGCCCGTCCACGCTGTCCGGGTCCTTGAGCGCGGTCGTGATGGTGCAGCGCTTGTCCACGCCGCGACGCGCTTCGTCGAGGACCTCGTAAAAGCGGGTGTAGACCTGCTTGAGCTTCATCGTACCCTCGCCGGAATAGCCGGTGATCTTGCTGTCCACATCCATGCCGAGCTGCACGCGCTCGCGCTGCAGCTTGACCTTGACCGTGATGCTCTCCAGCTCCGCGATCAGCGCGCCGTCCACCCAGACGGACGCGAACGAGCCGGAAAGCGTGCGGTTTGCCTGTAACTGTGCCATATTTTTACCCTCCTTTTACATCGCGATCCTGAGCGTCAGATCCTCCATCGCGTCACAGAATGTCAGGGAAGCCTCCAAAAAGACCTCGCTGCCGGTGTTCGCGCGGAGAATTTCTGCGTCGGACATCTCGCTCGTGTCCGTGCCGTGGCTCTCCAGCCAGCCGCGCTGGCCGGACAGGGACACACGGCACGCGTTGTCCGCCGTCTTGTCCAGCACATCGCCCTCGAGCGCCTTGAAATAGGCGTTGATGGCCGTCACGAGCAGCAGCTTGTTGTCGTAATCGTTCAGCACGCTGCCGATGTAGCCCTCGCGGAAGGTGCGCGTGATGTCCGCGCGGATGAGGTCCACGCCGTCCACGATCTTGATCTTTCGGAACGCCGCGCCGTGCGCGGTCGTGACCGTGGTCAGCGAGTTGACCGCGCGGCCGAGGCAGTAGCCCTCGCCGTTCGGCACAAGGATGAGCTTGCCCGCGTCGATGGCCGCGTCCGCGTCGCTCTGCGCGCCGCAGGAGACGACCTCGCTCAGCTTGGCATAGGTCGCCGAGCGCGTGAGCGGCGTCGCCGCCAGCAGACCCGCAATGCGCGCGGCGTAGTTGTCCGCCGTCACCGCGCCGTCGGTGAGTACGATGTCCTCCGCGCACAGATTGATGATGCCCTCGTCGTCGGGCGCCGTCGCGTTGGCGACGACCGCCTTCACGCCGCGGCCCTTGGCGCGCTCGGCCTTGATGTAGCTGATGACCTTCGCCTGCGTCAGCCCCGGCGCGGCAAGGTAGTCAAAGTCCAGCGTGTCGAGCGCGGTAAAGGTGTCTGCCTCGTCGCTGCCGATGCGCAGCACCGCCACCTTGCTCGGCGCGGCCAGAAAGCACAGCTTCAGCAGGCGGTAATTTTCCGCCGTGAACTTGCTCTCGTCCACCTCGCTCAGACTGCGGTACACGGCGCTCGCCGCGCCGCCCTTGGTCGCGTCCGTGACAGCCAGTGCCACGACCCCGCGGCTCGAGCGCTTGACGGCGCTCACCGCCGCCGTTTCAAAGGAAATGTAAATTTCCGGTAAACCCATTTCGGTTTCTCCTCCTGTTATCAAATCAGTTGCTTTCGTTCCAATGCAGCACCTGCATCGTTTCGCTGCCCGCGCCGCCGCCGTCCGCCTTGGGCGGCACGCTTCGCGTCAGCGAGAGCGTAAAGCGCAGCTCGTCGCCCTCTGTCTCCAGGCCCTGCGGGGACAGCACGCGCCGCACCTTGCCGCCGCCCGGCACGCCGGAGGGCAGCGCCATCGGAATGCCCCGCAGCAGCACGGGGACCAGCGCCGCGAGCCTCCCGTTTTTGTCCGACCGCTCGCGGTCGCCCGCACACGTCACCGTCACGCGGTAGCGATGCTCCGCCTGCGCCCCGCCCGCGCAGAGCACCGCGCCGTCCTCCCGCGCGTCCACGGTAAGAAGCGGGTACTCGCCCGTGTGCCTTGCGGGGGCGCACACGGCGTGAATGCCGCTCTCGCGCTCCAGATAGGCGCGCACGCCCTCTTTGATGTCGTTCAATTTCTCACCTCCGACTCATGTGAGTCTTGTCCGCCGCCTCCCAGCGGCGTTACGAAGCGTCCCCGCTCCGCGAGCACCGCTTTTGACCGCGCAAAAGCGGTGGGAAAACGCGCACGGGCTTTGCCCGTGACCCATTCATTGTCCGCCCCTGCCACACTGATGCTGCCCGCGCTGTGCAAAGAACTGCCTGCCGGTTTTTTTGCGGCTTTCGATCTGGTCTGCTCCTTGCCGCCGCTGCCGCTCTGCGGCGGGGTTTCGGACAAAACTCACATGAGTTTTCGTACCAGATACGCAGCAGCGGCTGAGCGGAACAAGAAGCACACCAAGTCGTCAGAAGCTCCTGCACCCCCGTACTGTTCCCAAAAAGTTGGCTTCCCTCGGCAGTCCGGGGGTCAAGGGGCTTGCCCCTTGTGTTTCTCTGGGGGTCGCGCAGGGGGTGGTCTCTTTCAAAAGAGTCCATCCCTTGCGAACCGTCAGAGGGCGTCAGCCCTCTTTGTGAGCCGTGCCGCCCTCGGCACTCTCCTGTGAAGCAGGTACGGATACCTCCGTAACCTCCACCACCGTCACGCAATGGCTCGGATAGCGCACGCTGTCGCTGGCGCGGGCGTGGTACACACGCCCGCTTTTGTCCGAAACCGTCACGCGGTCGCCCAGCCCCAGCCAGATCTCCGGCATCGTGTAGAGCGAGAGCGCGTAGCGGCTCTCGCACAGCGCCTCTCCCGCGCCGCGCACCGCGGGCGCACTCGTGAGTGCGCTGCGGCTGAGCGCGCAGGGAATATCGACATAGACCGCCCGCTCCGTCCCGTCGGACAACGGACGAAATACGCAGGCCGTGCGGTCGAAGGTGCGCCGCAGCGCCCTTGTCATCCTCGCGTCGTGCATTTTCAGCCCTCTCGGAGCGTTCCGAGCCTGCACCACGGCGCAAGCAGCACGCTTTCGGCATCTTTCCCGTCCAAATAGGTCACGGATGTGTCGCCGCGCGTGATGCTTTTCACGTCGGACTCACGTGAGACCAGTCCGACCAGCACCGCCGCGACCGCCTGCTCCATCTCCTCCGGAATGTCCGACCGATTGCAATGCGCCAGCGCGCGCTCGCAGGCGATCTCCGCGAGCAGCGCGCCCGCCTCGCCGAGCGGTTCGCCCGCGAGCGCCTCCGCCTTGGCAAGGATGGCGTCCCGCTGCGAGAGCGTCACGCCGCTCATTTAGTTGCCTCCCGCGGCCTGCGCGGGTTCAACGATCGCGCCGAGGGAAACGACGCTCTTCGTCGGCACGAACAGGTCGTAGAGGTAGCGCGCCTGAATGGCGGTGCCGTCGAAGAACTGGTTTTCCTCGGGGCCGAACTGCTTGATGGAGTCGAGCTTGCTCACCGCCAGCGGCGCGGAGCAGTGGGCAAGCAGCACATTGATGTCCTGTGCGCCGGTCGCGGACATGATGCCGCCGCTGTTGCCGCTGCCGGTCTGCACCGTGACGGCAGTTTTCATGCGGCTCTGCGGCACGAAGATGCACGGCAGGTCGTCGAGCAGCATCACATTGTCGTAGGTCGCGCCGTTGATGCTCACGCCCGCGCCGAATGTAATGCTGTGGTAGGTGCCGGTCGCCGCGGCGAGGAACGCGCTCTTATTCTTGTGGGAAACGAGCGCCACATAGCCGTCCATGACCTCCGCGTCGTCGCGCACGGTCTGCAAAAGGCCGCAGACCTTCTCGATGATGTTGCTCTTGGTGAGCGCCGCGGACACGATGTGCGTTCCCTTGTGGGCGGTGTCGGCGTTCGCCAGCGCATAGAGCTTCTGGATGCGGTAAGCGTCCTGCTCCTTCACGAGCGCGTTTCGCGCGAACTCACGAATGACGTTCTCCGCAGTGGCGAGGAAATTGGTGTCGTTGGGACTGGTGCGGTCGAGCGCGAACTTCACGCCGCGGTCCATCGCGAGGGTGTAGGTCGTCCAGTCGTTCGAGACCGTGCCGCTGGGGTAGGCGCTGCCGTCGCTCTTGGTGGCGTCGTAGTTGCCCAGCCCGCTGGTCGAGAGCGTGGAGATCTCCACATCGCGGCCGCCGGTGAAGCGCACCTTGCCCGCCTCCGGGATCATCCAAGCGGTCGCGGACGCGGCCACCAGCTCCTCGTCAATGAACTGCTGGTATGCCTTTGCGTAATCAAATGCCATTATATTACCTCCGGTAATCAAATTTCACCCTCTTTGGGGTGTCAGAGCCGCGCCGCCTGAAAGGGATCGCAAAAGGAAGAAAGAGAAAAAAGGAGGACCCTTTCCCGCTGAGCATTGACGGCAGCGGCGCGGCTCATATTTTCAGCATAGCCCGCTTTTCCGCCCATTTCCCTTGTCGCCGTTCCCAAGTCAACGACACGCCCCCTCGCGGCGCCGGCGCGCCGCTGTTTTCGCCGCACCCCGCGGCGCAATATCAAAGGGGATATTCTCTTAGTTGAAGAGAATATCCCCTTTGGAACCCCAAGACCGTGGGGGCTTGTCCACCGTTGCGGCAAAGCGATTCCCGCGCTCCTTCGGGCGCGCCAATCGCGCCGCTGCCTCGAAAGCGCCTCGCTTTTTCCGCCACTGGCGGCGCTTCGGCGCTTTCCCCCTTGACCCCCGAACTCCAATGCTTGTCTCCGAATTCCCACACCAGTACATCAGCGTTTTTCTTCTGACGATTTGACTTACTTCTCTTTCCGCTGCCGCTCCCTCTGTACGGTTATGTTCCCCTCTGCTACGCCTTTCGCAGCCGGTATGCATTTGGTACGAAAACTCACATGAGTTTTGTCCGAAACCACGCTGCGTCCCGTAGAAAGACGCGGCAGAGGGAACGAAACCCCACCGCAGAGCGGCAGCGGCGGCAAGGAGCAGATCAAATCGAAAGCCGCACCCTGCTTGGCAAGCAGCCCTTTGCACAGCGCGTGCAGCATCGTCCCCGCAGGGGCAGACAATGGCAGGTCAAGGGCGCAGCCCTTGCGTTCTCTTGGGGTCGCGCAGGGGTGGTTCTCTTTCGCAAAGAGAACCACCCTTGCGAAAAGCCCCGCGCGAAGCGCGGCTCCCTTTGCTTCGCCGTGCCGCCCTCGGCGCAAATTTCCAAAAAATTTTGCCCTTGTTGCACAAGAGCGGGCGACAAACGCCCCCGTGCGCCCCATTCTCGGAAGCGCTTCGCAAAAAGCGTTCCCGGAAAGGAGCACTATGCCGAACCCGAAAGAAAGCGCCGCCGCGCGCGGCGCACCCATGAAAGAAGCAGGCCCGCGCGGCGCGAACGCCCCGCCGGAGCCGACGGAGGCGCCGGAAAAGCCCGGCGCGGCCGCGCTTGCCGCCCTCTGCGCGGACACAAGCGACTACCGCCGCGCGGCGACGGACCTCGAATACTTCGGGAAATACTACCTCCCGCACTACTTTTCGCTCCCCGCGCCGCCGTTCCACCGTGCGCTGGACGCCCTGTGGCGCGAGCGCGTGATGGACGGAGCCGACCCCGTGCGCGATGCGGCTCGAATTTTGTCGAAAACCGGCACACGCACCGCCGTTGCCGCCCCGCGCGGACACGCGAAATCGACGGTGATGAGCCTCAAAAACGCGCTCCACGCCGCGCTCTACGGCTACAAGCGCTACATCCTCCTTGTCTCCGACACAGAGACACAGGCGGTCGGCTTTCTCGATGCGATCAAGTCGGAGCTGGAGGAAAATCCGCGCATTCTGCGCGATTTCGGCGAGCAGCCGGGCAAAAAAACGTGGAAGACCTCCTCGATCCTCCTCGCCAACGGCTGCCGCATCGACGCGGCCGGCTCGGGGCAGAAGCTGCGCGGACGGCGCAACCACGAGCGCCGCCCCGATCTGATCCTCTGCGACGACATCGAAAACGACGAGGGCGTGCGCACCGCTGAGCAGCGCGACAAGCTCGCCGCGTGGTTCTATAAGGCCGTCTGCAAGTCCGGCGACCGCTACACGGACATTTTGATGATCGGCACGGTGCTTCACCATGACGCGCTGCTCGCCCGCGTGCTGAAAAATCCGGGCTTTCAGTCGCGCACCTACCGCGCGATCCTCTCGGACAGCGCCTCACCCCTCTGGGACGAGTGGGAGCGGCTCTACACCGATCTCGCCGATCCCAAGCGCGAGCGCACCGCGCACGCCTTTTTCTACCGCCACCGCAAGGAAATGCTCACCGGCGCGCGCGTCCTCTGGCCGGAAAAGCTCTCGTACTACGACCTGCGCGTCATGCGCCTCGCGGAAGGGGAGAGCGCCTTTCAGTCCGAGATGCTCAACCAGCCCGTGAACCCGGACGACTGCCTGTTTTCGCCCCAGTGGTTCCGCTTTTATAACCCCGCCGAGCTGGATTTCCGCGCCCCGCGCTTCCGGTTTTACGGCTACTGCGACCCCTCGCTCGGAAAATCGGCGCAGAGCGACTATTCCGCCATCGTCACCCTCGCCGTGGACGGCGACAGCGGCACGGCCTATGTCTACGACGCGGACCTTGCCCGCCGCCACCCGGACCGTATCATCTCGGACATTTTGGAGAAGGAGCGCCTGCTGCGCCGCGAAACGGGCCGCGGCTACACGCTCTTCGGCGCGGAGACAAACCAGTTCCAATGGTTCCTCAAGGAGCAGCTCGCCCGCGAGAGCGCCAAGGCGGGCTTGTATCTCCCCATTCAGGGCGTCCGCGCGACGGAGGATAAGACGCTGCGCGTCGAATCGCTCCAGCCGGACATCCGCAACGGCTACATTCTCTTCCGCCGCGACCAGACGCTGCTGCTTCAGCAGCTCTCCGAGTTCCCCATGGGCGCGCACGACGACGGCCCGGACGCGCTCGAGGGCGCGCGCACGCTCGCGCGGAAGGGGAGCGCACCGCTCAATCTCGCCGGCCTGCACCTGTGACCCCTTGCCGCCGCCCCGCGGCAGAGCAAAGGGGGACCATTCTTGGCGGAAGAATGGCCCCCCCTTGTACCCCCCCAAGACCGCAAGGGCTGCGCCCTTGACCTGCCATTGCCCGCCCCTGCGGGGACGATGCTGCCCACGCTGCGCAAAGAACTGCCCTCCAAGCCGGTCGCGGCTTTCGACTTAGTCTGCTCCTTGCCGCCGCTGCCGCTCTGCGGTGCGGTTTCGGACAAAACTCATGTGAGTTTCCGTACCAGAAGCGCAGCAGCGGCTGAGCGGAGCAAGAAGCGCGCCAAATCGTCAGAAGCCCATGCACCCCCATACCGTTCCCGAAAAGTCAGTTTTTCCCCGGCAGTTCGGGGGTCAAGGGCGCAGCCCTTGCGCGTTTTCTCACCGCTTTTGCGCGGTTAAAAGCGGTGCTCGCGGAGCGGAGCCGCTCCTGTGCGCCGCACTTCATGCGGCAAAACGAAAGGAGAACATCATTTATGTCAATCAACATCCAGCTTCTCAGCGCCATTCGTCCCTCGGACATTCCCGCGGAGTACGCCGATCTCGTCGAGGTCCTCGGGCTCGACGGCTTTCTCACCCTCGTGGACCTGTGCGGCGGGCAGAGCCTGTACATTCCCAAGGGCGAGACCCTACGCCGCGACGGGCGCGACCGCGAGATCCGCGCCCGCTTCAACGGCGGCAACTACCGCGCGCTCGCCTCGCAGTTCCGCCTTTCCGAGCGCCAGATCCGCAAGATCGTCAACGGCACGCGCGTATGAGAAGGAGGGCGCATCCTTTCGGATACGCCCCATCTTTTTGCGCCGCAGCGCGTTATTCCATGTTCCAGCAGCCGATCTCCGCCAGATCCGGCTGCACCCGCACCGCAAAAGCGTGCGCGCCCGCCAGATTCATGTGATCGATGTTCTTGAACCAGGCGAAGTTCTCTGTAAACTCCGCGTCCTGCGAGTAATCCAGCCACGGCGCGCCGGTCTCCTCGCTCAGCGCCGCCGTCAGTGCGCGGAAACGCGCAACTGTCTCCGCCGGAAAGCAATCCGTATACACGGCAGGGTAGGGCGGCGTCACCAGCACGGCGTTCCAGCCGCGCTCCTGACACAGCGCCAGTATCTCGCGGAACGCGTCGAGCATCACCGGATTTCCGTCCGGCATGGCAGGCTCGATCAGGCTCACATGATCCTTTTGCATCCGCGCCCGCTCGCTCTCGAGCATCTCCTGTGTCAGCTCCTGCCGCCCGTACAGGGTGTTCGTGTCCTCCCGCAGCTCCTGCGGCTGCAAAAACGCCGACAGGATCTCGCCGCACTCCGTGGTCAGCAGGGGAGACCACCGCTCCAGCACCCAATGGCCCACATCGCAGTCCACGATGTTCTCCGGGTGCAGAATGCGGTAATAGCGCTCCTGCTTGCTCCCAAAGCTCTCTGCGCTGTCTGTCCAGAAGGGGGAAAGGTAGCTCACCGTCAGCACCACGGTCGCTCCCGGCGCAAGACGATCCTGAAATTCGCGCAGCTGCATCCAGTCATACTGCGGGGTCTGCGAGGACATGGAAAAATTGAAAAAGCCCTCGCCGTAATCCTCCTTTTGAAAGGCGTCCCGCCCATGCGACGGGCCAAACACGGCAAATGCGATCCGCTCCGGCATCTCGCGGTATTTTTCCGTTTCCTCCGTCCGCTCCAGATTACGGTAGGCAGTCGTTTGCCTGTACGCCGTGCCGCCGAGCCACAAAAGCGCTGCCACGGCCAGCAAAAGAGCGGTGCAGTTTCGTAAAAATTTTCTCATTCCCGCACCCCCTCAGAACTGGAAATAGATGAACGGGGCGCTTGCGTGCTTCGGGATCAGCAGCACCATTCCCACCAGAAACACCGCGTACAGAGGATATCGCACAATAGGACGCAGGCGTCCGACCGCCTCCATCGCGTCCGTTTTCTCGTCCAGCGCATCCACGCCCAGCAGCACCGCCACGGAAAGCACCGTAAAGAGCGCCGCCCATGCTCCGTCCGACAATAGTAAATAATAGGCGTCGCGCAGATATGCTCTCGGGTGCGCCAGTCCCGTCACCGCCGCGCGCAGCAGCGTAAGGGCGTCGGCCATCGTATCCGCGCGGAAAAACACCCACGCGAAGCACGCCAGCACAAAGGTCTTGAGCATCCGCAGAGCCTCCACGGCCCATGCGCGCGCCTTGTCCGCGCCGTTATGCGGCAGCAGGCTCTCGAGCACCAGATAACAGCCGTTGATGCCGCCCCACACCACAAAGGTCCAGCCCGCTCCATGCCAAAGTCCGCTGAGCAGGAAGGTCGCAAGGGTCAAAAGAGCCGTCCTGCCGTGCCCCTTCCGGTTCCCTCCCAGCGGGATATACACATATTCCCGAAACCAGCCGGTCAGGGAGATATGCCATCTGCGCCAGAAATCCCGCATCGAGCGGGCGAAATACGGCCGTCTGAAGTTCACCGTCAGCTCCACGCCCAGCAGCTCCGAGCAGCCCCGCGCAATGTCGGAATAGCCGCCGAAATCGCAGTAGATCTGTACGGCAAACGCCGCCGTACGCCTCCGCATTCCCGTACACCTTGTCCGCCAGAGTGCCGAGATATGCCGCGCACACGCACTTTTTGAAAAAGCCCCACGCCATCAGCCGCGCGCCGTGCGCCGCCCGGCCGTAGTCAAAGCGGTGCTCCGCCTTGAGCCGCGGCAGCAGCTCCTCCGCCCGTTCGATCGGCCCCGCCACCAGCTGCGGGAAATAGGACACAAACAGTGCAAAATAAAGAAAGTCATGCTCCGGCTTCATTTTCCCCCGGTACACATCGATGGTGTAGCTGAGGGTCTGGAACGTGTAGAACGAGATGCCCACCGGCAGAATGATGTCCAGCACCGGCGCGGAGAAAGGGATCGACACCGCTCGGCAGAGCGCCGTGAGCGTCGCGCCGAAGAAATTGAAATACTTGAAAAAGAACAGCAGCCCCAAATTCATCGTCAGACTGACCGCCAGAAAGAGCTTCTTTTGCTCTGCTCTCCGCTCCATGCCGAGGGCACAGAAGTAGTCCACCGCCGTAGAATATAGGATCAGCACGATGAATTCCGGTTTCCAGCACATGTAAAAATAATAGCTTGCCGCCAGCAGGAAGTATTTCCGCCCCCGGTGCGGCAGGGCCCAGTAGAGCAGGAATACCACCGGAAAAAACACCAAAAATTGCAAGGAGTTGAACAGCATTGCCTACATGTCCTCCGGTCCTATCAAAATCACATCATGGTTTTTCTATGCGAAAAACCATGTCGGAGCGCACTCCGACAAAAAAAATGCTTTTTTACCTTATCATAGCCCCCCGCAAAAAACAACCCTCCGCCCACATTTCCTTTGCATTTTTTCCCCGCTTATGCTATAATCCCTCCCGAAACCACAACTTTTACGCGGGAGGTGTCCCCATGCCGCATTTTACCGAATCCCTCGACGCGCTGCGCCACGAAGCGCCGGCGCGCTTCCTCGAAACGGACCAGTTCGCCGAGATGCTCTCGACCTACCATAAGCTCAAGCCGCTCGCGGAGAGCAAGCCGAAGTCCTTTGCCAAGCAGTGCGCAGAGTACGACTTCACGCGCATCTACCCGCTCATGGACGCCTTCCTCGCGGAGCACGACCTTTCCGCGCCGGACAGGCTCGCCGCCCTCGCGGGGGAGAGCGCGCCGGAGACCGTGGCCTTCGCCTCGGCGCTCATCGACATTTACGCCGACTCCGTGGCGAAGCTGACGCGCGAAACGGAGTACGACACCGTCGGCAACAGCCCCGCGACCTACTTCATCTGCGGCGTGTGGGCGAACATGAAGCGCGGGCGCGAGTTTCACCCCGCCTCCAACGGCATCACCGTCACCTACTCCCAGCCCGACGCCTACGGCAACCAGTCCATCTCCTACAAAAACAAGGACTACGAGATGACCCTCATCTTCGAGGCCGTCGATAAATACACCAAAAACCTCTCGTGGACGGCGCACCGCCTCCTCATCTATACCCTCATGTGCGGCAACCGGGACGGCTGGCGCGGCAACGCGGCGGACTTCAACATCGCCGACTATATGGCGTGGTCGGGGCTCGCGAGCCGCGACGCGGCGTACCGCCAGCTCAAAAAGGATGTCCAGTCCATCACGAACCTCAAGCTCACCGCCGAATCCTACAAAAAATACTTCGAATCGTTCTACATCACGCACCTCGCCACCGAGGCCAACATCAAAAAGTACACCGGCGAGGTCCACATCGCCTTTGCCGAGAATGTCCGCCTCTTCCTCACCCAGTACTACCAGCTCATTCCGGACTGGATGGGGCAGCTGTCCGAAAACGCCTACCGTCTGGCCTATTACCTCTACTACCGCGCGCGCAAGGCGCCGCTCGACGAGGACGGCAGCTTCCTTGTCCGCGTGGAGGACATCATTCAGTACATCGGCCTTCCCACCAAGGAGGAGGTCAAGAACCGCAACTACGACGAGGCGATCATCCGCCCCTTCAATAAAGCCGTGGAGGAGATCGAGAACATCGCCAACGGCTCGATCCATATGTCCTTCGACTACGATAACATCAATTCCTTCCTCGCGGGCAAGATGACCGTCGGCATCGACGAAACGATGCAGGACTACGCGCACAAGCTCGAGCGCGCGCGCATGGCCAAGCAGCTCGAGAGCGGCAAAAAGCGCCGCAGAAAGGCCGAACCGCCCGCCGCCGAAGCAGAGACCTGAGCCGACCGCTTCCACCACCTCTCTGCACGAACGCAAGTCGCTCTTCCGCGCACGCCGACCGTCCAAACCGCCGCATTTTCGACGTTTTTTCCCCTATCCGTCCGCATCTGTGCAAAAGAGTACGCACAAACCTCTCCAAATCCGGAAAAAAACCGTGTTTTCACGTGAAACGTGCATAACTTCTCCACAAAGCGGGCATACTACATCTTTTCTTCCCACCTTATCTCGTGCAGCAGCGACTTCAAACCGTGCAGTTCCTGCTTCTTATCGTGCAAAAATTCTTTTCGCGCCCCTCCCAGCAGGCGGTTTTTAAGGGAATTTCTTCCACTTTTGTCCGACCCTCTGCTCCTTATGGATATTTAAGATAATTTACAGCCATCCTCCGCGTCGCTGCGGGAGGGTGGCTGTGCTATACTATCCTCAGAAACGCCCACCGAAAGGAGCCTTCTCCCATGCCCGACACCTTCGACACGCTCCGCCCCTACCTCTTCGACTACCTCCGCGCCAGGGGCATCGACCCGCGGCGGCGCTTCCGCTGCCTGAACCCCGACCACCTTGACCGCAACCCCTCGATGGCCTACGACGCGCGCCGCCATAAGGTCCACTGCTTTGCCTGCGGGGCGGACTATGACCTCTTCGACCTCCTTACCTTAGACCATTCCTATTTCTCGCCGCTCGAAGCGCTGGCCGAAGCGAGCCGCCTCTACGGGCACGGCGATGTGACCGTTTCCCGCACCGCACCGGAAACGCCGCGCCGCGCCGCCGGCAGGGGAGGGGAGAGCCGTTCCGCAGCCCGCACCGAAAGGGGAGACCTCACCATGACCGCAGAGCAGCCCGCCGCCTACATTATCTCCTGCGCGGAAAAGCGCGGGCAGACCTCCTACTTCTCCTCCCGCGGCATCAGCGAAGCGACCGCCGCGCGCTTCTCCCTCGGCTACGACGGCGCGCTCTCCTGCGTCGTCCTGCCCTGTGACGACGGACACATCGTCCGCCGCGCCACCGCCGAAAAAAAATACCTCAACGAAAAGGGTGTGCCGTCCCCGCTGTTTCAAAGCAGCCTTCTACGCGGAGACGAGCCCGTTTTCCTCGTCGAGGGCGTATTCGACGCGCTCTCTGCCGAGGAGCTGGGCTTCCGTGCCTGCGCGATGAACGGCAGCGGCAATCGCACCAAAATTGCCGCGATCCTCCGCACCCTCGCGCCCTACGCCCCCATCCTGCTCCTGCCAGACAACGACCGCGCGGGCGACGAGTGGGCCACGGCCCTCACCGATGAATTCCCTTGGCTCTACCGCTGTCCTCCGCTGCCCGAGGGCAAGGACCTCAACGAGCTGCTCTGCGCCGACGCGGGGGAGGCTGCCGATTTCCTCGCCCGCTGCCTGACCGACCGCCTCGCGCACCTGCCCCCCGCCTACGACACGCTCTCCGCGGGCGGTCAGATGGACGCGCTCGACGCCTACATCGCCCAGCAGGCGGCGCGCCCGGCGCTCTCCACGGGCTTTCCCGCGCTTGACCGCGCACTCGACGGCGGACTGTACGACGGCTTCTACGTCCTCGGCGCCATTTCCTCCCTCGGCAAGACCGCCTTTTGTATGCAGCTCGCGGACCAGCTCGCGCAGCAGGGGAGGGATGTCCTCATTTTCTCCCTCGAGATGACCGCCTTTGAGCTCATGGCGCGCTCCGTCAGCCGCGAGACCTTCCTCGCCGACGCCACCCCCAGAAAATCCCTCTCCAAGACGGTGCGCGGGGTGCTCGACGGCAAGCGCTACCCCCACTATCCGCCCGCCGAGGTCACGCACCTTGCCGAAGCAAAACAGCGCTACGGCTCCTACGCCAAGCACCTCTGGTTCCGTGAGGGCGACCACGAGACCTCGCTCGACTTCCTCCGCGCCGAGGTCGCGCGCCACATCCGCGAGACCGGCACGCGACCCGTCGTCCTCATCGACTACCTCCAGATCATCGCCCCCGTGGATGTCCACTTCACCGACAAGCAGAACCTCGACCGCATCGTCTGCTCCCTCAAGAAGCTCTCGCGCGAGCAGGAGCTGACCATCCTCGCCATCTCGTCCTTTAACCGCGAAAACTACAACATGGAGGTCTCCATGTCCGCCTTCAAGGAGTCCGGCGGCATCGACTACTCCGCCGATGTCCTCATCGGCCTTCAGGCCAGGGGCGCGGGCAAACCCGGCTTCAACATCGACGAAGCCAAGCGCGCTGACCCGCGCGAGATCGAGCTGCGCATCCTCAAGAACCGCTCCGCCGCCATCCCGCAGCCCATTCCTTACCGCTACTATCCCGCCTACTCCTGCTTTGAAGAGCTGTAA